GTGCAGGTTCCTCGTTAAACCATTTGCAAACTCATAGTTGCCAACGAAGACAACTACGCTCTAGCCGCCTAATCGCGGCTGAACCCTGACCGGCTCGTGCTGGTGCGAACGAATCAGGGGTAGCGCTCATCAGCTAGTGAGGCACACGGGTCCGGGGTGTGACTTGCGAATCGCCACCGGGCTGGCTGCGCGCTTTCCCTGCCCGTCGGGTAGCGCGCGGCGAGAACAATAGACACGGCTACGTACGTAGGTCCTGGAATGTAGGGCTTGTGGACGCGGGTTCGATTCCCGCCGGCTCCACCATTTACCCAAAGCCCAACCCTTATCGGTTGGGCTTTTTTCTGCCCGAAACGCCAGTGTTGGCGCGGTTCCCAGCCTTCGCCTCGTGAGCGCCGGCCTGCCGCCCGACGCCGCTTCGGCCCGCTCGCCACCTCTCTGTTGGCCTTTCTCTCTGTTTGCCTCGTGAGCGTTCTCGGCCCCACACCCACTATTAGCGCGGGTTAGCGGGGTGTCGGTTGCGGATTGAGATTGCCTGCTCGCCGGGAACCGAGAGCGCAGAGGCGCAAAAAAACCGCCCGAAGGCGGTGCTTGGAGCAAGGACGAGACCGGTCACATGCCGGGGGCGTACTGCGCGCGCTGCGCGTCCCATGTAGCCGGAACCGCGCCACGGATCAGCCGTTGCAGCGTGAGGCCCGAAGCCTGCCCCGTCGCGCAGGCGTCCACGATGGTGGGTGCGATGCGGGCCAACTGCGCGATCTTGCTGGCCTGCGCCCGGTCGATGCCCTCGGCCGCCGCGATTTCCGTGATGGAAGCGAAGCGGCCCTCGTCCAGCAGGCGCTGCCAGTGGTGCGCGAGACCCAGCGCGCGCATCAGCGGCGTGTCCTGCGACGCCGCTTGAACCTGCCGCTCGTGCGCGGCTTCTTCCAGAAACTCCTGCGGCGCGTCCAGCGGCGTGATCACTTCCTTCTTGAACCCTCGCTTCACCAACGTCCAGGGGACGAATGTCTCCAGCTGCACACCACCCGCGGGCAGCGGCGTCTGGTACGTCACCGGATCGCCTTTGACCCGGCCTCGATGTTTGCGGCTCACACGTCCTCCTCGAAGCTCGCCATCAGGTTTCGTTGCGCCTGCCAGTCCGGCGTCAACCGATTGCGCTGGAACCACATCAGCGTCAGGCGGCGCGGCTGCCGCCCCGCCATCCACAGCTCGATGATGTCGGGCGCGAGCAAGGTCAGGCGCAGCAGTTCGTTGACCACCGACTGGTGCAGCTTCTCCGCGCGGGCGATGGCCGAGCCGCTGCGCATCACGCCCGTATCGAGCAGGTGCTGCCAGTAAAACGCGCGGGCCAAGCCCTCGATCAGGGTGGTGTCGTGGGCGCTGCGGCCATCGACCGCCAGACGCTGCACGCCCCTACGTCGGAACACCAGTGGCACGAAGGTTTCGAGGCGGTCGTTCATGCCGACTCGACCTCCAGCAATTCAGCGCCGATGCTCTGCGGCGCAAACTCCTCGATCAAGGCGTTCCAGCCGATCTCGCGCCACTTCACCTTGATGCCTTGCACGGCCCCGGCGTGGACGAGGTCGACGCGCTCAATCATCAGGTTGGCGATGCGGTGACGCTCGACCGGGAACAGGTGATCCCACACGTCGTTGAGCCGACCCATCGCCATCACCGTGGCGACCTCGTCGATCTGCGCACCATTGCGCTGGACGTGACGCACCACCGACGCCACCGATTCCGGGCTGGTCAGCACCGTGCGGATCTGGGCAACAACTGCCCCTTCGATTTCCGGCGCAGGCAGGCGCTCGTAGTTCTTGCCCGGCGCGCCGAAGCGGCTTTCCGACTTGGACACGTAGTAGTGGTACTTGCGCCCGTTCTTGCGCGAGTAGGTCGGGTACATCCGCTCGCCCGAGGGCGCGTACAGCAGGCCACGCAGCAGCGCGTCGGTGCGCGAGCGAATCTTGGTTTCGACCGACCGGGCGTGGCTGTCCTTGGCCAGTACCTCGTGGACACGGCCCCACAGCCCCGGATCGATGATCGCCGGATGCGCCCCTGGGTACCAGTTCCCCTTGTGCGACAACTCGCCAAGGTAGATGCGATGGCGCAGCAGCTTGTGGATGTACTTCTTGTCGATGCGCGCGCCGCTACGCGTCTGTCCTTCCTGCGTCGTCCATGCCTTGGTGGTGATGCCTTCGGCAGTGAGGGCTGCGGCGATCTTCGTTGGCGAGCCGATGGTGAGCATCTCCTCGAAAACGCGCCGCACTACCGCCGCCTCGGCCTCATTGACGATCAGCGTCCGCTTCTCGACGTCGTAGCCCAGCGGCGGCACGCCGCCCATCCACATCCCTTTGCGCTTGGCGGCTGCGATCTTGTCGCGGATGCGCTCGCCGGTGACCTCACGCTCGAACTGCGCGAAGGACAGCAGCACGTTCAGCATCAACCGCCCCATCGAGGTAGTGGTGTTGAACTGCTGCGTGACCGAGACGAACGACACGCCGTGGCGCTCGAATACCTCGACCATCTTGGAGAAGTCGGCGAGGCTGCGCGTCAGGCGGTCGATCTTGTAGACCACCACGATGTCGATCAGGCCGCGCGCGATGTCGGCGAGCAGGCGCTTGAGCGCGGGCCGTTCGGTGTTGCCGCCGGAGAAACCGGGATCATCGTAGTCGTCCGCGACAGGAATCCAGCCCTCGGCCCGCTGGCTGACGACATAGGCCTGCCCCGCCTCCTTCTGCGCGTCGATGGAGTTGAACTCCTGATCGAGCCGTTCGTCCGATGACACTCGGCAGTACACGGCGCAGCGTTTGCGCGCCTTGGTGGTGGCGATCTCGTTCATCGCGCCCCCTGCTTGACCAGGCCGAAGAACAGCGGCCCGCTCCAGTGCTGGCCGGTGATCTGTCGCGCGACGGCGGTCAGGCTCTTGAAGCTGCTGCCTTCGTATTCGAAGCGCCCCTCGGCGGTGACCATGACCTTGTGCTCGCGCTCGCCCCATTCGCGCAGCAGGATCGTGCCCGGCGCGAAGTTGAACTCGCGTGGACGCACGCGCAGCTTGATCTTGGAGTGCTTCGCGCCGATGGCCTCGAGGCGCTGGCGCGTAACGGGCGACAGACCACCGAAGGCCTCTTCCTGCAGTTTGTAGGCGATACGGGATTCCAGAAACGCCCGGTTCGGATTGATGGGGCGGCTGGTGAAGTACCGATCCCAGACCGCCCAGAGGTCGCCGGTCGGCAACCGTGACAGCTCCGCAATCCGCGCGGCGACCGATGCTTGCTTGTCGTTCATCACAACTCCTTCTGTTGATACGGGGTTGCATGAACGCGCTGGTCGGGCAGGAAGCCAAGGCAAACCGCGCCCTCTGTCGCTTCCTGCGGAACGAGGGTGCGGATAAGGGCCGCCGCGAGGATGGAGGTGACCTCCGCCGCGCGGGCGACCGGGGTCATTTCGGACGGGGATAGCAGTTCGATGGTCGTCATGGCAGTTCCGGGTAGTTGCAACTGCCTGCCATCGTGGGCTGGAGCGTCCGAAAGGGATGGCAACGCAGGGCAATCCGGCCTGCCGCCTGTGAGTAAGTTGCGCGTTTACGAAACGATTGACAGTCCGATTCTGGACAGCTACCATCTCAATTAACTAATCACGCAACTAGGTCACAATCATGCCCTTCGGAGCCTTCATCCGCAAAAAGCGCGAGGAGAAAGGCATTCAGATGAATGACTTCGCGCGGATGCTTGAGATATCGCCCGCCTACTGGTCGCGCATCGAGCGCGAGTTGGAGAAACCGCCCAAGGACGAACTGATCCGCAAGGCGGCAGAGAAACTCGACATCAGCGTCGACGACGCCTTCGTCGAGGCCAGCCGACTGCCGCCGGACATCCGCGACGACGTCGGTAATCTGGTGCGGATGTACCGCCGCAGCGTGACGGAGAAGAAGTGAATGCCGGTGCTGACCCTCGACTACCGGTGCTGCAACCGGAAACTCCCCCAATACATCAAGCACGTTGAAGTCGAGCGCATCGCTGCGCTCGCGCGTCACCAACTGGTCGCGGACAGCATCGATGCAGTGCCATTCGACGCGCTGCGCCAGATCTCCGGCCTGAAGATCAACGGCATTGACTTCAAGATCGAGGTCAGCACCGACTACGCCGTGCATGACGAGCACGGCAACCAAGTCTTCGGCATCTGCGAGTTCGACCCCAGCTCGCCCGACACCGCGATGGTGTCCATCTCGCCCGTGGGCGAAAACCTCAGCGAACTGCTTGCCCTCAGCACTTTCGCCCACGAGTTGGGCCACGCGGTGTTCGACGCGCCCGGCTGGATTTTCGAGGGCAGCAAGGGGCCGGGGTTGTTTGATGACATCGAACCGGTGGCGCAACGCGCCTACCGCACCACCACGCCAGACGGCGAACATCTCGCCAAGTCCCTCACCGCCAAGCCTTCGACGGCAGAACACTTCGCCGAGCTGCGTGCCAATGAGTTCATGGGTTCGCTGCTGGTGCCGCGCCAACGGCTCAACACCGCCGTCGAGGAGCTTGCGGCCAAGCACGGCATCACCATCCATCGCCATCTCTCCACCGATCCCGACCATCCTGGCACCGCGCTTCGCCTCACGGCGGACGGCGACATCGGCTTCTTCGACATGGAATGCTTCGAGAAAGCCTTGGCCACGCGCTTCGGCGTCAACCGCCGCTTCATCCAAGTTCGACTGAACCGCTACGGCCTGACTGGGCAGGAGGCCGCGATGCGCTGACGTCCACTTGCCCGCCCACGGAGCCGACTTCGCGTCGGCATTTTTTGACCCGCCAGATTAACCATTCGCGCAATCGCGCACTTCTCGAAGGAACCTGCCGATGCCCTCCGGCCAAGCCTCAATCACGAAGAAGAACAGCAAGGTGGCCGCGAGCCAGCCTTCCCCGAAACGTGCGCGCGAGCATCGCTCAGATGACGGCGCAACCATCCTGCCGAACATGGAGCACTTCGTCGGGTTGCTGCGCAAGGTCAAACGACCCGGCTTCATCGTCCAACTGCTCGAACGCGCCAGCAGAACGGAGCTGAAGGAACTGAAGGCTCTGGCGGACGCGGCCAAGGGCAAACTCCCGGTCGAATCGCGGCAATCGATCTTCCACGCCGTTGCCAAGCTGGAAGCATCCACCCAGCAGACCGTCGAACGCGCGGCCGAGCGGATCATGCTCCTCGAAGACGACTACGGCGCGCAGGCCGTCCAGTCCCTGCTCGACGAAGATCACGAGGACGATGCAGTCGTGCTGGCGATGCCCAGCGACCGCTACAGCCGCGCGCTGTACCTGTGCATCTTGCAGGAACTCCCGGTGCAAGGCGCGCGCCGCGACGAACGCTTCGATCAGGCCGAGCATCTGCAGCAGATGCACCGCCAGTGGAAGAACGACCACTACTCCAGCCACTACCTCGGCCCCAAGGGCGTGGTGCCGAAGACCGACTCTGGCGTGCAGGACGTGCTTCGCGCGCGCATCGCGGAACTGTTCCCGAAGGTGCCCAAGGATCAAATCCTGATCGAGCAGTTCACGCGGCGCGATCTCTCGCACGAGCAAGATGATGATGACGACTCGGGCGATGACCAGTCGGCGCGGCTGCACACGCTGACAGCGACCTTCAACGGTTCGACGGCGCACTTCCAGCAGGTGGAGAACGGGCACGTCATCGATCACGAGGAGCCCGCTGCGATGTCGGCGCGCTTCTCGTGGGAGCCGGAGACCGGCGCGCTCAGTGTGTTCTGCGAAGACCGGGAGGCGCGTCGGGAGCTAGCCACCATCTTCCGTGACGTGGCACTGGCCGACGACAGCGACATCACCGACATGCCCATGCGCCAGTTCGACCTGCTCGGATTCTCGACTTCGGCGATGCTTGACCGGCTGAAAATGGATCGCGTGGCTGGCGTGGACGACATCTCCATCCTTCAAATCACGGTGGCGAAACCCTTCGAGCAGAAGACGGACTTGAACGAGCGCGATGTCGTGCGCCAACTCGCCAGCAAGATGCAGATCACGCGCGACCGGCGCGATGGCCGCAACATCTATCAGGTCGCCTACGAGGACTACAGCGCCGAGGACTTGAGCCAGTACGCGCTCGTGCAGGTGAAGCTCGTGATGAAGATGTCCAAGACGCAGCACCGCAAGGCGCACAACGTCGCCGTCCAGATCACCGCGCCGAACGGCCTCAACGACAAGAGCCGCACGGAAGACGACCGCAAGCGCGTGCTGGAACAGCTCATCAAGATCGGCATCTTGAGCCAGTTCTGAGGAGGACGCTCGCGATGTCACCGCACCTGAGCTTCTTCCTTGCGCTTGAGAACCTGCCACGCCTCGACGCGCCGGTCTTGGCCACGAGCCTTGGTCGTGATTGCCCACGATTCCTCTCGCGCCGCTGGATCGTTCCGGCAGGCTTTCTTACCCATGTGATGGTGCCGTTCCTCGATTCCGAACAGGAAGTCGAGGTCGAGATTGACGAGGACGCCGGGCGCTTCAGCTACCGCAGCCCGCAGAACGGCAGAACCGTCGCGCACCCACTAGCGGACATCGCGTTGTATTCCATCCAGATGGATTCGTGGCTTGCAGATCTGGCGACGCTGATCGGTATCGAAGATCGCCGACGATCCGCCAACCTCTGCCGCACACCGAACCACCTGTGGCACCTCGGCGAACTGCGAATCGCCGGAACGCACGACTTCGCACCGATGTTCGTCGGGCGGTCGTGGTCGCGCGCTCCACAAGACAAGGCTACTGCCGTCCTTGCCGATGCTGTCTGGCCACGTGGAGGCGTCGTTCTATGCCCTCGGCGCATCGATACCACGCTTCCCCGCGATCACACCATGCGTGGCCTCGACGAATTCGTCCGCGTGGTCAACGGCGCAGATGAATTCGACACCGATGCCTTCGACCGCGTCCTGCGCGGATACGTTACTGCCGTCGGTGAGCAGGAACCAGTGCAGTTCTTCAATGGCTCGCGACTCAAGCTCCCGCACTTCACTGCGTCAATGGAGTTGTCGGATGCGCGAGCCAAGATCATCAAGCAGATGTGGGGCACCGAAGGAAGCGCGCCACCAGTAATGTCGTGGGCGGAGGTCAATGGTGCCGTCACCGTCAACACCGGATTCCAGTCCTTCGATGATGCCTTCGGCGGCAAGGCTGCGCGTGAGGAAGTGATCGAACTGGTCAAGCGCGGCAAATATCGGGTGAGGCGGAACACATAAATGCGCCCATAAATCGAACCAGACACGGGCCATAAACCCGTGCGGAGACTGCGATGTGCCCATTTCATACAGGAGGCACATCGCAATGCAAACCCACTTCACGACCGCAACACCCGGCCATATTCCGGCCAAGCCCAGTGCGCCACAGCGCATCGCCCTCGACGAAAACGAGCTGGCCGTCCGCTGGGGGCTTTCCGTCAAGACTCTGCGCCGTTGGCGGCAGGAACAGCTCGGCCCGGTTTTCTGCAAGCTGGGTGCGCGCGTCACCTACCTGATCTCCGAGATCGAAACCTTCGAGCGTCGCGTTTCGCGGCACTCGACCTTCACTCGCGCGTACCAGTGAGGGGACGGCCATGAGCGATCTGACCATCTACCCCGCTGACATCGCCGAGATGTCCGTCGGCCAGCTTGCGGCGCTGCCCGCCGAGCAGAAGGCCGAAATCTCCCGCAACCTCGATCAGGCGATGGACTGGCTCAAGCGTGCCCGCGCCAAGTTCGACTCGGCGCTGGAGAGCGCCTACGGCGAACGCATCAAGGACGAGCGCAACGCAGTCAGCAAGGACTTCGGCACCGTCCACATTCACGACGGCGCGCTGCACGTTTCTGCCGACAGCCCGAAGCGCGTGTCGTGGGATCAGGCGCAGCTCGGCGAAATCGCCCGGCGCATCGCTGCCTCCGGCGAACGTGTCGAGGACTACATCGACGTCGAGTTCTCGATCCCCGAATCCCGCTTCAACGCGCTCCCGCCCGCGTGGCGCGACCAGTTCGCGCCCGCCCGCACCGTGAAGCCCGGCAAGCAGAGCTTCAAGTTGTCGTTCGACGGGGGTGAAGCATGAGCCTCCCCATCATCAGCGCGCAGCAGCGCATGGCCGAACGCAAGGGTGTCAAGCTCCTGATGCTCGGAAAGAGCGGCATCGGCAAGACCACCCGACTCAAAGACCTCGACCCGGCCACCACGCTGTTCCTCGACATCGAGGCGGGCGACCTCGCCGTGGCCGACTGGCCCGGCGACACCATCCGCCCGGCGTCGTGGCCGGAGTCACGCGACTTCTTCGTGTTCCTCGCCGGGCCGGATCGCTCGCTGCCGCCGGACGCCGCGTTCTCGCAGGCGCACTACGACCACGTCGTCGAGAAGTTCGGCGATCCGGCGCAGCTCGACCGCTACCACACCTTCTTCCTCGACTCGATCACGCAGCTCTCGCGCCAGTGCTTTGCGTGGTGCAAGACGCAACCGGGTGCCACCAGCGACCGCACCGGCAAGCTCGACATGCGCGGTGCCTACGGCCTGCTCGGGCAGGAAATGGTCAGCGCCTTGACCCACCTGCAACACGCGCGCGGCAAGAACGTGGTGTTCGTCGCCATCCTCGACGAACGGCTCGACGACTACAACCGCAAGGTGTTCGTGCCGCAGATCGAGGGCAGCAAGACCAGCCTCGAACTTCCCGGCATCGTCGACGAGGTCGTGACGCTGGCCGAGATCAAGGCCGAGGACGGCAGCGCCTACCGCGCCTTCGTCACCCACACCGTCAATCCCTACGGCTTCCCGGCCAAAGACCGC